GAATCACCGGGGTCGGGGCCCATGTTCCACACGCACAGCTCGATGATGTCCTCGGTGCCGTCGGCGAAGATGGTCGCGTTCCCGGTGCCGGCGAGCCGCGCGACGCACAGCAGCACCGACAGGGTGCCGTCGGCCGCGATCGGCAGCGTGGCGAAGATGGTCTTGTGTTCGGGGACGTTGGCGTCGGTCTGTCGCGTCTGGACCTTCGACCCGGGCAGGATCGTGTCGGTGACCCCGGCGTCCACGCCGTCGAGCCGGTACCGGACCCGGGCCCTGACCTCGTCGTTGGTCACGGAGCTGTCCAGGCCCAGTGGGCTCGACTGGACGGCGACGAGATCCCCTTCCAGGACCGTGATCGACGACACGCGCAGCACACCGATGTCCGTGGTGGACGTCGACGCGGACGACGAGGTCACCCGGCGCCCTCGCTTGATGATCTTCTGTACCGCCTGGTTGAGTTCGGCGGCGGTCGGCTCCTGCAACGCGGTGAAGGGTGAGGTCATCTCGCGATCCCCGTCCGTGGGAACAGTTTGATCTCGGACCCGGCGGGCAGCACCTTCGACACCCCGTTGACCGCGCGGATCACGCCCAGCGACTGCGGGGAACCGACCCCGACGACGGAGCCGACGGTGATCCGCTCACCGGCCACCATGATGTCCACCGGGTAGTCCTCGAGGTCGGTGCTGAACAGCGGGTAGCCGGCGGCGGTGGCCACCGACAGGTCCACCGCGTCCGCGGCGTGGTCGCCGTCGAGGGTCTGCCCGGCCGGGGCCAGGTGCCCGAGCGCCGGAGCGAACCCGGCGCCCACCCCGAACGCGACCCCGCCCTCGATGCGGAACACCCGGTACGGGCCGTACGGCACGCAGTTCCAGGTGATGGTCCAGGTGTGCGGGTCGAACCGGTCGGCGACGCCCTGCACGAGCAGCTCGACCAGGTCCGGCGGCAGCCACGCCGGCGGGTTGTCGACGGTGACCAGCCCGCCGACGTCGACCGCGATCGCCTCCTCCAGGAGGTCGAAGTCCGGGGCGTGCAGGGCGACCGTGATCTGCGGGTAGCGGGCCTCGTCCCAGGTGCCGATGTGCGCCCGTGCCGAGGCGATGTCCAGCAGCTGCTCGTCGGCGTACACGTTGTAGTCGCGGGACTCGTCGTAGGTGCCGACCCCGTCCGGCGGGACCAGGGTCGACAGCGGCCCGACCTCGACGGTGTAGCGGGCCGACGAGCCGCCGATGCGTTTCGCCTCGACGTCGTTGACCACCAGCTGGTCGTCGTCGACCGGGAACAGCCCCCCGAACAGGTCCGCGGCGGCGTAGTCCAACGTCAGGTGCTCGCCCAGGTGCTGGTTGTACAGGCTGCTGCGGGTGCGGTACGCCAGCCCCAGGAAGTGGCGCGGCTCGTACAGGATCCCCGCGTCGGCGTCGGCGGCGTGGTGCAACAGGTCCGGCAGGGTGGCTATCTGCTGCACCCCGACGGGCGCCGTGTCGGCCGGGTCGCCGACCACCTCCAGGAGGATCCCGTTCTCGTCGCACAGCCGCTGCAGCCGGGCCGCGGCGGTCTCCCCAGCGTGTCCGTTCACCGCGGCCACATGTGTCGGGTCGACGGTCAGCGCGCCGTCGGCAGTCGACGCGGACTCGGTCAGGTACAGGTGACCCACCCGCGGATAGTCCGGAACACCGACGCTGAGCGCCACCTTCTTGAACGCCCCGATCGTGCGGCCCGCGAGCGTGGTGCTCGCCACCTGCACGCCGTCGAGGTACAGCTTCACGGCCAGGTCCGCCCCGGCCTGCCGGACGTACACAGCCGTGTGATGCCAGGTGGAGTCGAGCATGTCGACGCCGGAGTCGAGCGTCGTGATCTCGGCGGCGGCGGCTAGGTCGTAAACTCTGACGCTGAACGTGCCGGTCGCCGACAACTGCGGGAACCACGCGATGGGGTCGTACGTGTCGAGCCGGATGGGCGTGGACTGTCCCGGCGTGAACGTCAGCTCGGCACGCCACACAGACTGGATCATCCACTGGTTGTGTGCGGCGCCGAGCCCGCCCGTCACCGGCGCGCTCAGGCCCAGGATCGTGTCGCCGTCCCCCGCGGTGTCCACTGTGGTCCCGCCGCCGGGCGGTCCCCCGGCGCCAAAAGGAAACTCGCCGGGACCCGACGCGAAAGTCACCTCCATGGCGGGACCGCCCAGGGCGGCGACAGCTTGGGTCGAGTTGGCGCCGTCCTCCAGCGGCCAGTACACCAACGCGTCCGAGCGGGAGATAGCTCGGCGCAGCGGCGACTTCAGCGGCTTGGCGCCCTGCCCGATCCGGCGCAGAATCCCGGCCGCCTCGACGTCCACCCACACGTCGCTGCCGGGCTTGTTCCACGCCGACGGCCACGCCACGACCTCACCGTGGAACCGCCAGTGCGCCCGTGCCGAAACCCGCACCGGAGTGTTGCGGCCTATCTGCCCGTAGTACGGGCCGGTCGGGTTGCGGGGACTGTACCGGCCGTCGGCGTTGTTGATGACGAACCCGATCCGCGAGCGGGTGCGCTGGGACTCGTCGGCCCGGCCCCGTTCGCCCTCGACCTGCGGCGCGTAGCGGACGTCGGGGGTGATGTCGACCCACGACCCGCCCACGAAGATCTCGAAGTGGAACTCCTGCGGCACCGACGGGAACGCGAACGGCGGCACCGACGCGCCCTGCCACGGGCCGGGGAGGTTGGCGTGCGTGCGGCGCCATGCGGTGATCCGCGGTGCGACGCTCGTAGCCATCAACCCTCCCAACAGCAGCAGCGCGGCGAACCCGCGCCAGTGTCTGGAATTCCAGACACGATGTCTCACTCTGGCGGCGTCCACCCGAGCGTCCTGAGTAACTTGACGGTTGCCTCGGGCACGATTACCTGTACGTCCGTGGCGTCCAACCTGGACACATCGAGCACCATGAGGTCCAGCGTCAGTACGGGAAGTTGCCCAACCTCCGATTGGAATGTGAACCCCCGCGCCCCTTTAGCCACATCCTGGCCATCGAGCAGGATGCGCGCGCAACGTGGTCCATTGACCTCGATCTCAGCCTTCATCAGTCACACCCTCACTCGTCCCAGCAGACCCAGCACCGCATGTCCACCGCGGACGTCGGGGTGGTCGCCCGGACCCGCAGGAACTTCGAGATGGCGACGATGGGCCGCTCGTCGGGCATCCACTGCCAGCCGTAGGTCAGCGGCGACTCGCCGGACACCGACGACAGCGCGACCGCGTCGAAGACCCGGGTAGCCGTGATGGAGCCCTCGGCCGAGGCGGTGTAGCCGGTCGCGGCGGTGCCCAGGGTCAGCAGCGACGCCGGGGCGTTCGGGTCCAGCGGCTGCACCCCCGCGGCAATGTGCGCGGTGACGGTCGCGGCGACGTCGGTCTGCAACAGCTCGACGACCGCGTCAGCGCCGGGCGGGTCGTCGAGCGTGAACCCCCACGCGATGAGCTGGATCTGTCGGGTGGCCGGCGTGGCAAGCTGCAACATCGTCTTGATGGCCGTGCCGGTGGTTACCGCGGCCTGTGCGGCGGTGGTGGGCATCGGCCCGTTCCAAATCTTGTACCTGTGCATCACTCAACTCCCAAGCACTAGCTGTACGTTGCCGCCCTGAGTGCGGATCTCCCGGCGCAGGCCCTTCAGCAGCCCGGTCCCCTCGATGATCAGATGAACGGTCGTGCCGCCGGACGCGCCGGCCGGGGTGACCCGCTCCCCGGCCTGCAACAGCGCCAGAACCTCCGTGCCGGGGCTACCCGGGACCACGCCTCCACTGTGGAACGTCGGCAGGTTCGGCATGTCGAACCCCTTGCCGCCGATGCCTGGCACCCAGTCCGGCACCCGGAACGACAGCTTGCCGACGCTGCCGTTCCACAGCCGGGCAATCGCGTTGAACCCCGCCTTGAACGGTGCGGTGATGATGTCGGCCAGCTTCCCGAACGCCTTGCCGATCATCGACGGGAGGCCCTTGAGCCAGTCCCACACCGCCAGGGCGGCCGCTTTGATGCCGCCCCACGCCACCCGCCAGATCGTTTGAAACCAGTTGGTTTTTGTGGCGATCAGCACGATCACGCCGACCAGCAACACGATCCCGGCGACGATCAGCACGATCGGGTTGGCCAGCAACGCCGCGTTCAGCAGCCACTGCACACCCGCCCATGCCAGCGTCGCCGCCCGCACGATGCCGGACCAGGTGGCATGAGCCACCATCGCCACCTTGTTCGCCGCGAACGTGACCACCGTCTTCGCCAACGGGATCAGCGTGTACGCGGCGCCCTCGGCCAGGTCCGCGAGCCCGCCACCGGCGACCGCGAGCCCACCTATGAAGTCGCCCTTGGCCATCATGGAGAAACCGGCGAGGCTGTCCTTCGTGCCGCTGATGCTGCTCGCCACGCCCTGAAACTTATTCTCCGCGGAGTCGGCTACGTCGTTGGCCTTGTCGAACCCGGACGCGGCCGACTTGACGTCGCCCTCCATCGACTTCGCCGCCGAACCGACCCGGGAGAACGCCTGCTCCAGCTTCGCGGAGTCACCGGCGAACGTCAGCGTGACCTCGTTCTTGCCGGCCATCACTGCACCTCGATCCCGGCCTGGCGGGCCACGTCGAGCAGCGCGCCGGTCAGCACCTCTTGGAACGCGCCGGACGACGTCTTGTCGAAGTACGCGGCGTAGATGTAGCGGCCCTCCTTCAGGAACGCGCGCTTGACTGCCTTGCGCCGGCCCACCCGGCCGCCGAAGTCCAGCCATGGGTAGTAGGGCACCCGCTTGCCGCCACCGGCCACCCGCACCGCCGTACGCGTCGACCGGGCCCGGATCGAGGCGGCGGCCCGCCCGGACCGCTTGGGTACCCGGACGCGGGCCGCGCCGACCACCACGTCCGCGGCGTCGTTGAGCGCCACCCGCAACGCCTTCGGCAGGTCGGCGTCGAGCTTGCGCAGGTTGCGGGAGAACTCGGCCAGCCCGTCGACGCGGATCGCCTCGGCCATTGCCTCACCTCGCCTTCAGCCGTTCCAGCTCCTCGCGCTGCGCCTCTCGGCGGTAGTAGATGCCCCACCGCACGTACTCGTCAGCCGGCATCTCCGCTCGCAGCCTGGCCACCGTCATCGACAACTTCTGAGCGAGGAAGAACTCGAAACTCGCTCCCGGGGTCCGCCTCGAAGTCCTTGTAAGCCTGCTTGTCGGCGCCGTCGAACATGCCGGACAGCTCGGCGATGCGGCGGGACACCGGCTCGATCTCCCCAGCCGGAGCGTTCTTCTGCCACTGTCCGGCCTCGGCCTCGGTCAGCGCAGGGTCGACCATGCCCAGCGCGAGGATCCGCCGCTCCGTCGCCTCGACGCCCTTGGCGGCCTGCACCTGCATCGCCTCGGCCCGGTTCAGGCCACGCACCCGCACCGTGCCGATCCCGGGGACCTCCACGTCCGCCTCGGGGAGGCGGGGTTTCAGCAGCAGCTCTTTGTCCACAGTGGCCTCCCCTACGACTGGTTGGTGCTAGTGACGGCACCGGCCAGCGTCATCTCGCACGACCACGAGACCATGTCGGCGACCGGGCTTGACTCGACGTACTTCTTGACGAGCACGCTGACGGAGTCCTGCGGCAGCCCCGATCCGGTGCCCTCCGGCTTGCGGATCAGCGTGACCACGGTGCCGATCAGCGGCTCGATGGTGTCCCGCGGCCCGGTGGCGCCGTTGTCGTAGATGCCGCCCATGGACGCAGCACCCTTGCCTAGACCGCCCTGGACGACGTGGTCAGTGGCGCCGTAGCAGGTGACGTCGTGCTCATCGGACTCACGCTCGAACGAGCTGGTGTTGGTGAACGCCGACAGGTCAACGGCGTTCAGGGTGATGACCGTGAGTCGGCCGTGTACGAAGGTCATGACTAGCTCCCTGATCCGCTGATGTCGAGCGAGAACATCGCCGCTATGTAGTCGGTGCCAGCGATGGTCACCGTGTCGAACTCGATGCCCGCCACCCGGACGGTGTGGAACGCCGAGTAGGTGCCGGACTCGAGCACTGCCTTGACGCTCGCGGCCCCGGTGCCGTCGCAGTAGGCGCCCAGCGCGTTGCGGGCGGAGCGGTCGGACACCTTGCCCGCGACCACCACCACCGGCAGGGTCATCCGGTCCATGCCGCGCCCGTACGTCTCGTCG